CTAATCTCTCTTTGGAGGAGCCGGGGGGCTCCTCTTCTTTTTTAATTTCCCCAAAGGATTGGCCTTCGCCGCCACACGCAGATTGTCGCTCTCTACGTGGGTATAAATCTGCGTGGTATTCAAATGATCGTGGCCCAAGACTTCTTGAAGCGTTCGTACATCAACTCCGTTCTGGAGCATCAATGTGGCCGCCGTATGGCGCAGCTTATGGGGCGAATACTGCGCACTGTCCAATCCTGCTGCGGAGAGATGCTTCTTGACCAGCTTTTCGACAGCGGATTTTGTAATTCGGGTGCGACGTTTGCTGAGAAAAAGAGCATTTTTGTCGATTATTTGGCCTTCCGGACCGCGGACGGCCAAATAATCGTCGATGGCTGTTTTACAGGCATCGTTTAAATAGACGATGCGCTCTTTATTTCCTTTCCCTAGTACTCTGAGGGTATCCTCTCGAACATCTGTTAGATTAAGACCAATCAGCTCTGAAATCCGCAGACCGCAATTGAGAAAAATCGTCAAAATACAGTAGTCACGCTCCCTAAAAGCGCCATCTACAGCCTGCAAAAGCGCCACGCTGCCCTCCAAATCCAGATATCGCGGCAGGGTTTTCTTTAATCGTGGGGAATCCAAGTCCTGCATAGGGTTTTCCGGAATCAGTTTTGCCTTATTGGAAAGGTACTTATAGAACGACCGGATCGCTGCAACCTTTCGTGCGCGGGCCGCCGCACCCAAACCATAGCTGGTCGCAGAACTGTTGGGATGCTGGGCCCGGTCCCGGCTGAGATAAGCCATATAAGAATATACGTCTGTGAGCGTTACCGATGCGACGAGAGACAGATCCACATCCTCAACAGAAATTTCATCAAGCTCCGCACTGCGCGGAACAAAACCGCGTTCAATTTTTATGTAGCGAAAGAAATTCCTCAGATCCAGGTAATACTCATCAACCGTTTTTCGCGAATGACCTTGAATGGTCTCATGATATATCAAAAAATCGCGAAGAATTGGTGGAGCCTCGGCACGATAATCCATAGGTATTTCGGCATACAGATCAAAGAATTCCTCTCCCGAAGTAAACAAAATCTTTATTTTGTTTACTTGGAGGTAAATCCGTATGCCTACCTCCTCCCTCTGAGTTTAAGCCTCGGAAACAGTCTAGCACGTTTCACCGGGATTTTCAATTCCGGAACCTTTTCAAAATCCCGCTGCTTCAGCTCAGGAACCTTGAAGGAATCGAAATACTTAGTATACCTAGGGATGAAAGTAAACTTCCGAGCACCAGCCCAAAACAAAAGCAAAGAATCAAACACAAGATTCTCATCGATTTTACTCGGACTCTGGCCCGTAGCTTCCACCAAAACCGTTTGACGGAGAATCTTCTTCGCATAAGAAAATACGCGCAGTTTCTTAGTAACAAGATACATTTCATCGGCCAAGTCCCTTATCTTCTTATCAACATCGAAAGTCTGACTAGCAAGAATCACCACATGCTGATAATGACGCTGGAGCTTAAAATAATCTCTAACCTGGGTAGAGAAATTCTTAAAATCTCTATTATCCCAGATCATACCGACCTCATCCACGATGATAACAGACCTGGGAGGAAACTGAACAACACCAACATCTTCCGGACGGATATGATATGTACCAGGACAATTTTCTGTAGAATAGACATTCCAACCACGTTTCAGGTAATCTAAAGCATATTTTGTAAGAAGAGTAGACTTACCACTCCCCTTCTTACCGAAGATGAAAATCAGCTTATAGGGATTTACATACTTTTGAGTACAACGGAAGTAAACAAAAAATAAGATAGGGAAAATAACAAACGCAAAAACAGCAAAAGCAGTCATCAAAAAGACCTCATCAATCGTTTAATCAGGACAAAGGAAAAGCAGAACAGGAAAACACCGAAAACTACAAGGAAAAGACTATTATCAGAAAGAGAAAAAGGGAAAAACAATAGATTAAGCAGAGCTTCAACCAAATCCGGTCCATTCATAAAAACACCTCAAATACAGACAGAGGGGCCCCGGCCAAACTAAAGTTTATGGCCGGGGCCCCTCTATACTCAACTCCGAGACAGGAGACGGCCAAAGATGCCGATCACGCCGCCGATAAAAAGGAACCCTACCGTGAGCAGGAGCAGGGGCTGAGCAACAATAACACCGGCCACATCAGACACAGTATCAAGGACCGAAGTACCGACCGTGCCCAGATCACTGAGGAGAGAAGTCATAGCGGAAGGAGTTTCTGTCAAAAGACCACCTTTCAAAAATCATATCCTAGCCGCGAGAGAGCAGCCGCCCAAAAATGCCGATCACACCACCGATGAAGAGGAAGCCGACAGTCAGCAGAAGCAAAGGCTCACTGGTGATTGTCGAACAGACGGAAGCAACAAAAGTCAAAACCTTAGTAGCAACCTCTCCAAGAGACGTAAGCAAAGCAGCCATATTCCTATCCTCCCTTCTAATAGAGTTGGCGAAATATCTTCACGACCTTACGCAGGAGCCATAAGGCCAAAACGCCCGTAAGAACCATCGTGCCAGTATAAAGATTAAAGATAGACGTGAGCAGGTCAAAGATAGAACCGACCATCAGAGTAAGATCATCCAGCACACTACTTCCCCCCTATCCAGCTGAGCACAGACCAGAGGACAGAGGAAACAAACTGGAGGAACCACAGGAGCAGGAGACAGCAAAACACATAGACAAGAGGTTCAAACCCCTGGGGGACCTCACCAAGGAGGGCGACTACTTCTTCATAAAGCATACGACAAGGACACCTCCAAGAAACAAAAGACCAATGAACGGTAACAGATCAGAAACAGAGTAAGTAGGACTAGGAGAGTCAGGCAAAACCAGATTCGACTCTGAGGGTACCAGATAAAGATCATAATACTGATAACTAGAGCCGCTATAAAGCCGGTAACGAGGAGTAGCAAAAGAGCCAAAGGATACATAGTAAGAAGCCCCCGAAGAATCATACAAAACACCAGTAAAAGAGGCGTCCGAGACATTGAAGAGCCTGCCGGAAGAATCCAGGCCAAGATAGCCATCCTTACGATTGATCGGGAAAAACAGAGCGACTTCACCCAGGCCGGAGGCCGTCCCCTTCACCCAGGAGGAGCCATAAAACGGGAAGCCATCACCAGCAGAGGCCAGAGCAGGGGCGGAGAAAACAACCGGCTCAGAGAGCTCATAAACCGGATCAGCCTCAGCAGCAGAAGCCGGAACCACCAGCAGGAGCGAGACCAGGACACCCAGAAGAAGCGACATACCGACCACCCTACAAATGGAAAATAGCAGCACGAACAATCAAACTAACAAAAATAGACGCCAAAATAATCCACATAACAGAGACACCAAGAAGCTGAACAGAGCCCAACCACTGAACAGAAGTCTGAATAAGGGCAATACACCATTCAATCCAATCCGTCATAAAAAAATCACCTATCTATCAGAAGGAAAAAGATAGAAACCGTTATACAAGTAGACGCAAAAACAAACAATACAGAAGGAAGATACCCAAGAACAACAACAAAAAAAGTAAAAGACTGACCGACTAAAATAAACACCTGAACAAGACCTGAAAAAAAAGAAACAATAGCGTTTAAAACAACCCCCATAGCCTGGGCAAAAGAAGAAAGGAAACCAAGCATCAAGGATACCTCCCACTACCAGCAGAAGAGGAAGAACGAGAACGTGAAAGCCTACCAACAAGAACCGAACAGACAGCCAAAGTCAAAGGGAACACAAAAAGTATCTTATAATCTCCGAAAGCATACCAGATATCTTGAAAAATACCTGTAAGAAGAGCAGGCGCATTTTCAAAATCAGTAGGAAATGTGAAATCAGAAACAGACAAGGAATTAAAGTTATCTGCCATCTTCTGACCCCAGTCAGTTTCAAGGCCTTCCATTTCATCTATCTTAGACTGAGTATTATCGGATATGCCACCTAAAGCATCAGACCCGGAAAGGATAGAAAACGTAAAATCATACCCAAAAAAACTAAGCCAGAGAGAATAAGAAGAAACAGCATCAGAACCAGAAACATAAGACAGAGGATAATCAACCACAAAATAGACAGACGTGATAGGAACCGATTTGGTGAAAATATAAGACCCAAAATCATACCAACCCTTACTATCAGGGTAGAAAGTTTCCATCAAAGCACCATTAACATATAGAGAAAGGCTTTCAGTACTAGGACTATCAGTATAAAAAGGAAAGAGAATACCAGACAACTCAAAAGATGAAAAAGAAGAAAGGCCCTCCAAACTCAAATCATACCTAAAAGACATATTAGGCTCAGATTTATTATAAGGAGGCACACAAAAACCATAGACCCCCTCATAATCACCATTATTCAAATTATCCTGAGTAGGAATAACGGCACTAACATAAAAATTATGTTTATCATAATGAGGTGTAAGTACTACACCATCAACCGGAGAACTACGGAATTCCTCCCAAGCAGGGACAGAAACACCGGCAACAATTTTAGATTCATGATAGACCCTAACGACAGCGGAAACCGTATCATGAGCAAAAGAAAACCGGCTAAAAAGGTCAATACCTGACAAAACAGTAGCAGAAAAACCCGACTCCGCAGCATAAGCAGAAACAGATCTGGAAGCCCTGCGAATTGCAGGAGTATCCCCTATTGCGTACATGCTGTAATCATTGCCTATAAAAGACTCCGAATCCCAGGCGAAACACGTACCAACAAGGAGAGAGGCGGACAGCGACAGAACCACCAACAGACGACGAATCACTTCTACCTCTCCCCTCTTCAA